GTGCCCGTCAGGTTCTTGTGGGTGGCGTGGAACAGAGGCACGCCATCGGCCATGTTCGCGTTCGCCGTAATCACAGCCCACACGGCGTCGCTCTCCAGCGTGGCGGCCGCAATGCCCAACCCGGCGGGAATCCGCGTCAGCGCCTGCAGGTCGTCGTTGAGGACCACCTTGCGGGTGATCGGCACGATGCCGCCCCAGGTCGTCAGCGCGTAGGACTCCTTGGAATCGCCGAGATAGATGCGCACGAACTCCCCGTTCTCATTAGTCTTCTGCAGCGCGGCGATGTCGCTCAACTGGATGCGATTTACCGGCTTGAAGTCGAGCGCCGTGACTTGGCGGCAGAACGGCACGAAGGTGCGCGACGCCGCGTCATAGGCCTGGCGCAGGGTCTTGTTGGCGACGTTGGCCAGGATGTTAGGAAAGTCGCTGGTGGTCATGGCGCCATCGAAATACTCGGCGGCCCCATTGCGGCCCTGCAGCGCCACCCGGGCAATCTCGTACCGGCTCATGCCGCGCGTCTTGACGCCGACGGCATTCAGGCATTCGCGCGCCATGTCGACCAGGGTGAGGCCGGCAAACTCGCGACCCCTGTCGAACAACTCGCGAGACGCGCCAGGGTTGCCCCTCAGGAGCAGCGCAGCCTCCATTCCTTCGCGCCGCTTGTCCACCTCGTCTTGGCCGCAGAAACTTCCGGCCGGGTTAATCGGCACGGTCGGATTCTTCCGGTAGTCGGCATCGAGCTTCGTCATGATGCGCTCACGAGCAGTGTCGATGGACACGCCCTCGTCAATCAGCGCGGAAAGGAAGCTCTCTTCCATTTGGAATGGGCCCGTGGCTATCGCGCGAATGGCGCCCGCACGCAACCGCTCCGCCTTTACCGCCTCGTCGCGCGCCGCGGCGAGTACAACTTCGTTCTGACGGGCTTCAACGCCCGCATCCTGCGTGGTCGTTTCCATGTCAGGTCTCTCCTTTATGTGGGCAGATGCCCGTTGGATTTCAACTGCATTCGGTTGCGCCGGCGGCCTCGTTTCCGCCGCCGACATGAAAGTCGTGTTTGCGTCGCCGGGAATCGGCAAGAGGGAAATCTCAAACGGCTCCCAATCCGTCGCGGTGAATTCCTTCCGCTCCTGGCCCTTCGGCGTGGTGTCGACCTTTTTGTATATCCACATCCCTGGGCTCAAGTTCTGAATGATCCCGGCGCGAACGTCGTTCCAAATTGGCGTCACGGCGTCGCGCTTGCTGAACTGAATGGTGGCCTTGCCGGTCGCTTTCTCTGCCCACGCGCGCCGCACGACGCCCATCTGGCTCTCGACGCCATAAGCATTGTGGGAGTCGAGCACGGGGCCGCCGTTGTTGAGGCGGTCCAGGCGGCAGCCCTTCATCGAAAGGATGAGGTCGTACTCCTGGCCGGTGCGCCAGTCAAACCGGGGCACCTTGGCGCCGGCGTACCAGACCGCGTCGATCGTTCGGCTGTCGTCGTTGGCCGAGGCCGGCGCGAACTCAGCCACAACCGCGAAGCGTTCCACCTGGCCGCCCGGATCGTCCGTCTCCTGTCCGTTGGCAAGCGCCGCCGTGGTCGCGCCCAGCTCGGCGGTGGTCGCCGCTTCCAGACAGGCAGCGACGACTTCGGCAGGCGCAGCGGTCTCCTGCACTTCCGTGATTTCTTCGGGCATAAACGTATCCTTCTTATAGCTGTTGATTTACGAGGTGTAGCTTCTCGCGGGCGAATCCCACTGCCGGGCGGAATGTTTCACCGTGCCGGTCTGTTTCGCGGGTGGCGCCGGCGCTGTCTCGCCGCCGACGCCCTGCTGCTCGACGCCCTTGTCGTTCACCTTGCGCGGGTCGCAGTCCAGGATGATCTGCAACTCGTCGAGCAGATCGTTCATCCGCTGGATCTCCTGCAACTGTTTCTCGGGGTCATAGCCGTTCTGCGCGATCGCCTCGGACAGTGTTAACGTGCCGGTGCGGATGCGCTTCAACTCGGCCATGGCATCCTTGAGCGGATCCACGGATTCGAACTTGGGCGCGGTCCATTGCACGCCGTAGTTCGCTTCGGGAATCTTTCCGATGAACACCAGGGTGTCGATGAACCTGCGCCACGTTGGCCGGCAGTACATGGGGATCAGCGTCAACCACCGGAACGCCTCGATGGCGTTGCGGAAACCCAGCATGCCCGCGCGATAGGAAGAGTAGTTGACGTTCGACAGATCCCCGGAAAGCAACTCGTAGGGAACGTCGATGCCAGCGCCGATGCCCTGGAGTTCGGTCATCAGGTAGTCGCGGTAGCCGCCGGCCGGAGACGGCGCGTTGAACTTGATGTCCTCGCCCGGCTTCAGATACTCGATCATGCCGGGATACATCCGCTCCAGCGTTTTGCCGGTCTTCGGGTCCGTGGACTTCGCGCCGATGGGCAGACCACCGGCGCCCTCGGGCCGCGTCACGATTCCCGCGAGGCAGGCCTCGGTTTTCTTCCGCATGCGCTCAGCATCGCGGTAATCGTCGAGGTCCCGCATCGCCAGCATGACGGGCGCGAGCCACGGCACGCCGCGCACCTGGCCAGGCCGCAAGATGCAGTAGGTGTGCATCACCTGGGCGGCCGGCACCGGCTGGCTCAAAATGCCGCCGCGCGGATTCAGCATGAAGACACCGCCCGGGTGATAGTTGTAAAGCCAGTAAGACTCCCGCTGCCCAAAGAGGTTGAACTGAACGCCCTGGACAATATGCCCCGTGGCGATTCCCATCGTCCTCGCAATATCCAGGAAGTCCCCTTCCAGCACTTGCAACTGGAGCGGCACGCGGAAATTGTCCTGCGGCAGCCGCGGCCGGAAGCGGACGATGCCATCACCGCTCTCGGCGGTGGTGCGCACGATGAGCGCCTGCATGCCATAGAAGTCCAACTGCCCACCCGGGTCGCAGTTCTCTGCGAAGTAGAGCCACTCGGCGTCGATGACCTTGTCGAGCTCCGGCGTGCCCGTCTTCGCCTGGGGAACGATACCAGTTCCCACGGTGTTGCCGACCAGTTCGGCGATGGCCTTGCTAGCGTACGGGTTGTTGCGCAGCAGGTCGCGCGACCGGTTGCGCAGGTTGATCAGGGAGGCACCGACCTCGGTGTTCGCGTCGCCTCCCGCAGCTACCCATCCGTCCGTGCGACGCCCCGACTTCGCGCCGTCATAGGCGAACAACTCGGTGGCCGAGCGGAACCGCGCGCGCCGATAGGCCCGCTCGGGCGAGAAGTACCCGATCACTTTGTCGATGGCGTTCATTTAGTCCCGGCTGTGCATGGCCAGACTGAAAGAGGATGGCATTGGCCCCGAAGCCTTGGCGATCGCTGCGTCAACGTCGGCGAGCGCCTTCCGCCTGTCGTCGGCGTTGGTGTACTCGACCTCCCGGTCAGCGAACTTCACGCGCAGCGCACCGCTGAAGATGGCGCGCTGAAGCGTGTCGCGCATCGATTGAAGCTCTGTCAGTGGAATCATTTGAGCCAGTCCTTCCCGCCAAGCCAGTTGCTATCGCGCGCGCCCCAAAACTCATCGTGGCGGGGCGCACGCTGCGAGTCGGCCTGCATGTTCCCCTCGAGCGCTGCCCAGTCCTCCTCCGAGAAGCGATCGATTCCACAGACCGCAGCAGCCGCCCGGCAGAGCACCGCGAGGTCCAGTGGTTCATTTCGGACCGATTTATCCGGTATCCATTCCACCTTGCCGCTCGACCGGATGATCCGCGACTCCGAACAGAGCCCGCGATAGAAGTCCTGATCCTTGTAAGCGTAGTGCTGGTACCCGGGCGGGTAGGTGCCATCGCCGGGCAGCACGATCCGCAGCCAATCGTAGAACTCCTGCTTCGCCCAGTGCGTGCCAATGTGCCAGATCCTGACGTTCTGCCGCTTGCGCGCCGCGTCCGTCGGCGACACCCGTGCGATCAGTTTCAGAAAGTCTGGCGTGCCCTTGGTCGCCACCACGGTGCGCGGCGCGGAGATCCTGTCGCCGGCCGGACCGTGCGCCGGTTGCGGATGCCGCGCGGCAAACTCGTACACCATCTGCGGCCGAAAGCCGGTGTCGATGGTCATGGCCATGATGGGCATGGTTCCGCCCGACTCGCACGGCCAGTCCGCAGCCAGCAACGCTTCCAACTCCTGCCAGACTTCGGGCGATGACGTTTTGAGCGGTTGTCCGGAGTGATCGGGAACTTGGATCACCCGGTAATCGACCGACCAGGACTCCTTACCCCGCCCGTACGCCTTGATCTCCACCTCGAGCCGGTCGTCCTGCACGTCAACGCCAGCCACCAGCAGCCACGCCTTCGCTGGTACGATTCCGAGGGCGTATTCTTCCCGCCGCAGATAGACCTTTTCCCAGTCGGGCGCCGACCCACGTTCCGTCCAAAGTTCCGCCAGCACGGTATTCAAGAACGCCTTGAGCGTCTCCGTCGACTCCTTGGCCACCAGGAACTCCGCGGCGATGGTTCCCCAGGACCGCTTCGGGGAGATCAACTGCGATACGCGGAACCCAGGAATCGGCGACCCAGGATTCTGCGGGCGGTACGCGCCGCGCTCCACCATCCAGGACTTTTGGTTGTGCGGGATGAGTTCCCGGCACTTCTCGCAGCAGTAGGCGGCCTTCTCCGGCTCGCCTTCCGGCCACACCAGCCCCGCGTCAGTGCCGTCGCTGAACACCAAGGTCTGGAAGTGGTCGCACTTCGGGCACGGCACGAAGTACTCGCGCTGGTCGCTCGTGTTCCAAGCGGCCTGGATCCGGCTCTCCCCGTCGACGGTCGGCGTCG